AACATTACAAGCGCTTCCCCACCCGGCGCGATCTTGGCGCGCGCGCCCGGGATCCCTGGCCATGGCGAGATCGCGCGGAGGTCCGGCAAGTCCGGATCTAACGCTTGCAAGTCCAAGCGATCGTCCGCGCCTTGCGTGACGACGCGATACCTGTACACGCCGAACAAACGCTGTGACGTGATCGTTTCCGTGATCGCTGTGATCAGTCCGGCCAAGCGCCCGGAGGCCTGGCCGGTCCCGCCTAGCCACACATGGATCCGGAGCTTGTCCTCGCCACCCGCAACGATCTCTAGTTCGCGGACCGTACCTGGCTCGTCCAGGCCTTCCGCCAGCGTGGCGCCTACGGTGATTAGGGACGGATCGTCCGCCGTCACCGTGGCCGTTCGCTCCGCTGGATCGTACGCGAGGACGGTGTATGTGGCCGCGTCCGGCGCGCTGGACGGGCGCGGTCCGACTTGCGTCACGCCGGCATAGTCAACCCACCACGCCGCGCCGCCCACGACGTCCACGAGCGCCCGGGACGCGGGACCGGCCTGGCGCGCGTAGTCCGGTCCTATGCGCTCCTTCGTGGGCGTGAAGATCCCAAGTGTTTCACCCACGACGCGCGCGGCGTCCTGCGCCACGAGTAACGCCTTTACGCCGGCGTCGTTGTGGTATCCGAGCGCCGGGACGTCGCGTCCCCACCCACCGGCGCCGCCAATGATCCGCGCGGTCCGCTGCAACGCATACGTGCCGTCAAGCTCCGGGACGGGTGAACCCGTCAGCGACAGTTCCCCTATTCGAACCACGCAACGCGCCGGCAACGCCGCGTCCGAGGACAACCGGACCTCCGCTTGCCACGGTCCGACATAACCCACCGTGACGCGCGCCCACGAACACGGGAGGCCGTTCACGCTCACATACAGATCCGAGTCCTCCGCGGCCGTCATGGGTTCCCCTCGTCCAGCGCCAGGCGCTTGCGCTGTGCTTCCCCGTCCAGCTGGCCGATCTCCACTTCGCGCGGGTCCGCTGGCGTAGCCTCCGAACCGTCAGGCTTAGAAGCGCCTAACGAATACCGGCGCCATTCAATACATTTGACTTCTATCTGCCATACGCCGTCCTCCACTTGTTCCGGCGCTGTGACGTCCTCCACGACTAGTTGCGAGATCCCTACCTCGTTCAACACGGGATGGTTCACGTCCAGCGCCTTTGCGCGGCGTCCCACCGGTGGGCGCAATAGGACAGGCTTGATTAGCTCCCACTGATCCCAATGCGTCAGCGTGTACAACTTGAACCGCAACGTAAAGTGTGCGAGGCCTGTCCCGCGATACAACAGGATCGCGCCTGTCATGGCGTAACCAGCTTGCTCGTCCCACTTGCGAGGCGAGGACGCGCCCACAACTTCACACAAGCCAGGCGTGGCGTAACCTGACAACAGACATTCGTCTGTCGGATCTTCTATGGGGTTCCACGTCACGTGACAGGCGCTCCCATTTGAACGGCCAGGCCTTGAAGGATCGTTTCCAGTTCGCGCTTGATCGCCATGGCCACCGGCCGCGCGTCCGCGGCGCTGGCGCCTTTACCCACTGTCACCTGTAACGTGGCTATGTTGACTGTCGGACCGCCTCCGCCAAGCGCGCGCGCGGCGCCGGTGGGTGCGGTGGCCGGTGGCGTGATCATGTCCTCCACGCTCGATTGCGCGGCCGGTGTGCCGGCCTTTACGCCCACCGTGACGCCGGCCGGGATCTGTGCGCCTAGGTCCGCGAACACTTTGGACGGTGATTGAATGAATAGTGTTGTCTTGAACCCGGTGACGGCGGACGCGGCCAGCTCCTTCAAGGCGGACCACAGCGCGGTCCCCATGGACTTTACGCCTTCAATCACGCCGTCCACGAGGGACACGCCTAGGGACTTCCAGTCCGTGGCCTCCCATGCGCCATACATCGCCTCGAACACGCCGAAGATCAGGCCGGGGACGATCTTGATTAGTTGTGGTCCGAACTCCCAAAACGCCTTTGCGATCACAAGACTAACTTGAAACATTGTCTTGACGGCCCACAGGCTAAAGTTTGCCGCGAACTTGGCGAGTCCCACCACCGCGTCCAACCAACTGTTGGCAACTAGTTTGCCTATGTTGCGGAAGATCTGTCCAACGTCCCGTCCGCCGCCTTTGATCGCCAGGCGGAAGTCCAACCATTTATTCTCGAACTTCAACGCGAATATGATTAGTTCCTGAAAGAATATCTTTGCGCCGCGGAGCGCTAGCGTGGTGATGCTGATGAACGGTTGCGCGATGCCGCTAAGGATCCGTTTCATCACAGCGCCGCTGTTAGTCGACTGACTAACGAGGTCCGCGAGGCCTTTCTTTGCTTGCAAGTAAGGCTTGATATCAATCCCGGAAAACAGCGCCTGTTGTGACTCCGCCAGTTTGCGTTGCTGGACTTCTAGACTAAGCATTTGCTTAGACACGACTCCGCCGATCTGTGACTTCACGCGGTCCGCCAGGCGCTGGACGTTGCCGCCTGTGAGCGCCAGGGACGCGGACCATGCGAGCGTGCGATCCGCTTGTTCCTTGCCGAACCCGGACGCGGCCATGGCTACCGCTTGCAACGCCGGCGCCATGTTTTTCCCTCGGACGCCGGCCTTTTCAAGTTGCATTGTGTAGCCTGCAACTTCCTCCCGGGAGATCGATACGCTGGCGGATACCTTATCGATCGCCACCTGTAAGTCCTCCGCCTTGTCCTGGCCTAGGCGGAACGTCGTGGCGTACACGGACCGGAGTTTTGTTGTGGCTTCAAGCTGCAACAGTTCGTCCCGGCGCGCGTTCGCGGCCGCGATTGCGAACTCCGTTAGGTGGCTGGCCGCCTTCAACGCGGCCACGCCTAGGGCGATCACGGCGCCACCTAGCGCCAGCGTCACGAGGCGCGCGGACCCGGCCACGCTCACCCACCGGAGCGCCGTGGACAGGACGGAACCCATGGGACCCGGGACGCCACTGGCGACTTTGGACAGCTCCGTTAGCTTGTCCTTGAACGACTTCGCGCCGGCGCCAGCTTCCTCTGTCTTGGGTTTTTTGACGGCCTCCGCTAACTCGCGGAGCTTGTCCTTGAACGAACCGCTGGACTTTTTTGCGGCGCCAAACTTGGCGCCCATATTCAGGACCTGTTGCTGTGTCTCCGCCAGGCGTTGTTTTGTTTTGCCTAGAATAGATTCTAGCTTCGTGATCTCCATCACGTTCGGGTTGGCGGCGCCGCGCAAGTTTTTCAGCGCCTTTTGCATCTCGGACAACGCGCGCGTGTCCTTGGCGATCTGTCCCTGCAAACCTTCAAGCGCCTTGGCGGCGGACTCGACAGGTTCCGAAACGTCGTCAATCGCTTCGATCCGGAAGGTTGCGTAATCTTGCGTGGACATGCCGTCACCCGGGTTTAGTGAGCGCTTCTAAGATCCGGCGTATGATGCGCAAGTCGTGGAGCGCTTCCGCCACGTAGGCGGCGCCGGCGTAACCTTGCGCCGCCTGGCCTGTCAGCTCCGGATCTTCGTAACCGATCAGTGCGAGCAAGCACCGCGCCGCAACCTCCGGATCTCCACGCGCGGCGCGGCGCAGAGTGTCTATTTTGCTTTTAGCTGGACGTTGCGGTGGCCTGCTAACTCAACACACACGCTCGCCAGTTGCGTTAGGATCCCCGGCAACTGGCGGAGCAACTTGTCCAGTTCCGGTTTACTCGGAAATAGCAAACACGATCGGACTAGTTCCTCCGCGTGATCTGACGTGAGTTCGCCAGCATCTTGGAACTTCCGGAACGCCGCAATGTGTGGGCGGCGGAGGATCACGGCGCCCACCTCCGTCCGGACCATGCGCACGGCGCGCGCTCCGTATTGTTCCTCCGCGCGATCAAGTTCCTCGTCCTCCACTAGCGCGCGTTCCTCCGTGGCTAGCGTTTCCTCCACGGTGGGCGTTTGCCGCGCAACGGACGCGTCCGCCAGCGCGGCGCGGCGCGCGCGGACCTCCGCGATCTTCGCCTCCAAGTCGTCCGCGGCGCTCGTCATACGGGGACCTCGCCAGTGGAGTCATACAACGTGAACCCGTTGCGTTTGATCGCCATACAATCGATCTCCACGTCCTCCTTCAACGGGTCCGGGGATTCTTCCTCGGACACAGTGGAACCGATCCAAACGCATCCCGTGATCTGGACGTCCTGGTTAGGTTCCTCGAGTTCCGAATAGAACACGCTGATCATGAACTCCACGTTACCGTACGACCGTTGATCCGGCGCCAGCGCCGCCAGCGCCGCGCGCGCGTTCGCGACGCTCGTTTTCCAACCCGTCAGCTTGACGCTTTCGGTTGAATATTTTCCTGATGATCTACCACGCGGAGCATGGTGTTTTCCCATTCCATACGCTTTGACACGCTCGCGCTTGTCCGCGTATTGGATACTTGTGAATCCATAAAACGGTTCGTTATTGATAATCAGTCTAATGGAACCCCATGAGAGCTGATTTTGATTTACACGGATATTGTCAGGCATGACGCGTTAGTCCTTCCCTCACGCCGCGGCCGGCGTAGCCAGCGCTGGGTTGTAGAAACCGACTTCGATCTCGATGAACTCAGGGTAGGCAAGCGGGATCACCCGGGCGCGTCCCGTGAGTGTTTTGGTTGCCAACACGTTGTCCACGCGTGACAGGACGAACTGGACTCCGGAGGCTTTTGGCTTGGCGAGCAACGCCGCGCGGAGCGTCTCCGTGGCGCCGGCCTCGATCTCCACGGCGTCCGCCTCCAAGATGAATCCAGTGGAAGTGTCCACGCGGACCGGCCGGTTTAGGCGGCGAATGAAATACATTCGCAACGCGTCCTCCGCCAGGTTCATCACACGCCGGTACGGAATGATCTGAAAGTCGCTAGTTGGACCTGACAGCAAACGCGGCCGCGTCACGTACACGCCAGGGTAACCGTCCCACGAACGCGCCGTGATCGCGCGGTTATCGTCTAACCCCGGGTTGAGGGACTCGTCATGCTCTAACGGGTTGCCGTTGCCGTCCGAGATGAACGCGCCCGGGATAGGTCCCAAGTTGACGTCCGCAACGTTGATCTCTTCGGACACGTTGCCCTGTAGCGCCATGAACCCGAACAACAGGGGACGCCGCGGAACCCGGCCGTCCAGCACGGACACGAGGCGTGTGGCGCCGGCCGTCACTCCGCCCACGATTGACACGGCGCTCCCGAACGACGCGTTGAACGCAAGCTGATAGGCGGACTCGGACTCGCCAGCGTTCGGCATGCGGTAGCAACCCACCCACGAGCGATACCGGCCATGGGCGCGGAGGCCGTTGATCGCTGTGTCGATCGTCGCCACGAGCGTTCCGATAATCGGACCTGTCAGGACTAGTTGCTCCCACGCAATCGAGGACACAGACAACGCGTTCAACGCCGCTAACAGCGTCGTGGAGTCGTACACGGGTCCGGTCCCCTCCGCGGAGTAGACGTCACCCGCCACCATGGTCCCGGGTCCTATGTGGAACGTAACGCCTGTAACCGTCGTGATCTCCGTCAGCGTTCCGAGCGGTACCACCGGAGTCCAGGTGTATCCCCCGTCCCGTGAACCCTGGACCGTGATCCCGGCCGTTCCAACGGTCCCGCCGTTCACGACGCGCAACCTGTATTGATAGTCGTCCGCGGGTTCCCCCACGTCAGGTGACACGGTGATCACGCTCGTCCCGGTTCCAACCTTCGTGACAGCTCCAACGCTTGGCGCTGTGCTCCCTACGGCCGCGCGAATGAACACCACCGGGCGCCCGGTGTTCACGATATAGAACGCGGCCGCCTCCACGTTAGGTCCGCGATCAAAGTTTGCCTGTAAGTCCTGGACACGCGCGAACGTGGCCGGCGTGTTGAACGGACCGGCGCTGCAACATCCGAGGAAAACTGTTAGGCGTCCAGCGGACGGCGGCAATACGCCAAGCGCTCCGTCCAGTTCCGTGATCGTGACTTGCGGTAGCGTCATGGTGGATCGTCTCCGGTTACGTGAATCAGTTCGTCAACATCTAACTCCGTGACTGTGAGATCCGCGGCCAGGCGTGGATCTCCGTCCGGTGGGTACTCGACAACAGGCGGCGGAACCTGATCAGGGAACGGCGCGTCAGGGATAACCGTTTGCAGTTCGCACACGACGCGCAACGCGGCGCCGTGGCGGCGCTCGAGCTTGTCTGTGATCCATTGCTCCGCGCGGATTGCGGATATCCCGTACGCCACCTGATAAACAGCGCGGAACCATGCGTCATGCAGGTACCGACAGATCTCATATTGCTTGATCTCGTTCTCAGGATCGGCCGGGTCCTGGCCATTGATTATGACGGTAAATACTTCGTTCAACGTGGCGAGCGATCGCGGCGTTTGACCCGGGTTCCGTGGCGGCGCCAGCTGTCCGAGGACGCCAGTGGGATCACCCGGTACCCATGCAATCCGGTTGCCGTATGGGTGTTGCGCGGGAATGCGCCAGCCAAACTGATTGACGACGGGTGTTCCGTCCGCCGCCAGGCGCGCGCTGACCTCCTCGAACAACCACACTAGTCCAAGCTTGCTAGGCATTAGGTTGCGTTGCCTTTCATCACAGCGTCAAACTTCGCGGACAGGACGCGGTGGATTGCGAGCGCAACAGGTTCCGTTATGTGGGTGAGTATGATCTCGCGTTTGACTTTGCCTTTGGCGCGTCCCCGGTGGTGCAACGCCTCCGGTCCCACGAGGCGGATCCAGATCGTTCCGCGGACCGTAGCCACACGAAGCGCGTCCACGGCGTTGTTCAACACAGGCTTATGTCCGCGCTTGCGCGGCGCCCATGGAACGCCGTCCGGCGTCGTGTGCGCCGTGATCGTGGACTCCAAGACAGCGCGGACAGCAACCGTTAGTTCCTGCCAGGCGTCCAGCGTCAACGCCGCTGGGACCGCGCGAACGCGCTGTATGATCTCGTCAACGGTCAACATGTTAGCGAAGTCCCTGATCCTCTGATCGGCCTAACTGTGCTTGCTCGTCCGCCCACACATAAGGCGAGTATTCCGAGTGAACGCGAGGGAACCCGCGCGCCACTGCGCCGTCGTCCGTGTCCGCGCGGAGCGGAAGCTCAAACAATCCTTCCGCGCTGTCCGCCGCCTCACGGATATCCGCGAACGCCTGGACCGCTTGCAGCTTGTATTCTTGGAACTCCTGATCGGTGGCGGACACGCCGCGCCGCAACCACACGTCCACGGACACAATACGTTGACACCACTCCACGACGGCCAGCGGATATGGAAGCTTGAACGGCGCGTCATAGC